GTACTGAGTCTGTGAACGTACAGCCATTTGCTCTGCAAGTACCATAGTATCTTTGTGAGCAAGGATTGCACCACGGACATCGCCGCCTGCAGTGTTGGCCGCATCAGTTTCAATAACAGGAACGTTCGAAGAAACGTAGATGTCAACACCATACAGTGATCCGATCTGACCGTTGTTTACGCCACCAGTTGACACAAAGTCAGAACTGTTGTAGCGGTCAATACCCAAGATATCACGGCGAGCAGAAGGAGGAATCACAAGGAAACGTCCGTCCATTGGTGTGTCTTGGTCATCCATCAACTTAATCAATTGACGGAAAGCAAGGTCAGAGAAGTCGTCGCCTGAAGCAACAGTGTCTACTGCGTATGCCGCAATACCTGAAGAGGCATTAACGTAGTACACGTTTGAGTGTACCCAGTCAGAACCATCACCGTCACCAAATGACTTACCAAGTGTGAACAAGTCGTTGTCAACCTGAGTTGCAAGAGCGTAGCCTGCGTCATCAGTGTAGAAACGGCGTAATGAATCCAACGCTTGAACATCAGTGATGTCTTCAATCATGCGTGAGTATTCATAGTGCTTGTCAACAGAAACTTGTACCTCTGTTTCAGTGTCAGCCTGAATAGTTACAGCAGTGTTTGCCGCCTTAACAGATGCTGAACCACGTGTTGGCTTAGGAATGTGAAGCGTGTCACCTTTCTTGCCAGTCATAGACATCTTGTTTACAATGTTTGCAAGAACAAGATTCTTTTTGTATGCCGCAATGATCTCATCGGACCATAGTTCTGGAATGAACGTTGCCGCATTAGTGTTGTTTACAATGGAGGTACTGCCTCCGGGGAATGCTACTTTAGCCATGTTAATCTCCTAAAAACTATTTAACCCTTCCCTCAGAATATGCTTGCCGTATTTCCGGCATCAGTGATTCATATCTCTGTGGGTCAGTACGCATCAGTTCAATAATATCTGCACGTCTATAAATTTTCCGAGCAGGCCGTTCTCCAGAACCTTTAGATGTACCAGTTGAAGCAGTTTTTACTTGTTGTTTCCGTTGCTCTTGTTCTACTTTTACTGTTTCTTGAACCGTCTCTTGACGTTCTTTCCACAACGATAGTAGCTCATCAGCAGAATCAAAGTCATAGTTCTTATCAGCTTCCTGTAAAAGCTTAGTCCGAACTTTAGACTTCCCTACCCATTCAGCAAATTTAGAATCTTGAATAATAGTCATAAAGTCAGGATGCGTAGTCTGTAATTTAGATAACGATTCCTGTTGCTTTAACTTAACAGATAATTCTTGTGATTGCTTAATTGACGGATGGTTATCAAGTATCTTGCTAATGGTTTCCTTTGGGTTTTCAAAGAAAGCCGCATCATCAATTTCTTGTAGTGCAGTGTGGGCTTGTTCTTCTTTTTGGATGGTTTGCGACTGAATAAAGTCATCTACTATCTTTCGGAGTTCGCCTACTTCCTGACCTTGTTTTCCAAGTAACTGCTCTGCATTTTGATGCATTGCAATAATATCTGAAACAGATTTACCGTTGTACTTGTCTGGAAGTTCAGTGGGTTGCTCTTCTACAGCTTGTTCTTCTTGAGGTTGCTCCTCTTCAATAGGAGTCTCTTCTAAAGTTTCAAGTTGTTCTTCTTCTGATAGCTCAACTTCTTCTTGTCGTTCATCTATAAATTTTGCCATATTATGTCTCCGTGCCTTAGCATTATGAAGATTATTTCTTAGCGGCTCTCTCATGATCCCTAGCCCACTTATCATCGGCATCGGGCCATCCGAAACCTTTGAAATGTGAGGATACACTTGAGATTATCCGCTGTGCTGTTTCACCACATTCAAGACAGGATGTGAATCTATCTTCCGACTCAACCCAGTATTCATCAATGTGGTTACATTCTGTACACTTAAAATCGTACCGCTTAATCATTATCAGTACGTTCCGTGATCATGTTGTACGTTGTTCTAATTCCAAGAGCAAACCTAAGAACTCGATGCAACGCATCTCTTTCGCCCTTTACAAAAGCAAGATTCTTTTCATCTTTAATATGTTCAATCTTGTGCGAATCAAGGATCTCTTGTATTTCAGAAAGGAATTGATTCCATCCTTCAGTAGCAAAAGTTGAAAAATAATTATCGTAGTATTTTTCTTCTTCTAGAGTCAAAAGCATTCTCCTATCGGTGCTTTACATTATATAGATATTTTAGCATACTTTTTTTCAAAAGTCAAGGCTTTTCTGTATTTTTCTTAACTGAGGTCCGGGCTTGGCGGGGAGCTTCCAAAAGCTTCTTCTCCAACTGGACTAACTTGTTGTTCAGGTAATCGAACCTGTTGTTGATTTGATCCAAGATCTTCTGCATTTCTGTTTGTGTTAGCATTTGTCACTCCTCGTGATGCTTGTTCTTTAACTACAATTTCACGTTCTTTAAGTAAAAGTTCTGCCGCTCGAAAACGTTTTTCAAACTCTTTCTCATCCGCATCACCTTGATCAAGATTAGTAGACACTGCCTTAATCCGATTAGTCTCTGCGTTATAACGATCCATTTCCATTTCAACTGCATACTTTTTAGACCTAGCATTAGACTCAGCCGCTTGTGCTTGCAGTGCCGCCGCTGTGGCTTGTTCTTTTGCCATCTGAACTTGTAGCTGTGCTTGTTGAATTTGTTGTTGCTGTGGGTTAGGTTGCATTGCTTGCTTAAGACGTGCTACCATTTCCTCACGGTTTGATATATTCATGTTTTCAATGATAGATTCAATTAACATTGGATACATTGGTGATTCGGCTGACATAGTTTGCAATAACTGAACAAGTTGTGTAACCTCGTATTCTCTTGCAATAATACCTAAAGAACTTGTAGGGACAAACTTAAAGTCTTGTACAGGGTACAGTTCAGGATTAAACTGCATGTACCGCCATGCCATTTTTTTAATCATAGGTAATAGGAATAACTCTTGGAAGTTAATAAGTGTCCGTTTATGACGCTTAATAATTGCCCCTAGCGACATAGAAATTCCTGCGGCAGTGCCTTCACCATTAATAGATCCTGCAATACCTGCAGAATCAATAGCTCCAGTAGCTTGCTGTACCATTCCCTGTAGGGTTGCCGCTTGATTAAATGATGTTGCATCTAAACTGCCAAAGTTAAATGGCTGTAAAATCTCAGAAGGGTTACCATTAGTAAGTAACATCTTACCCGGACGTACTTCTGGTTTCATACCACGTGGTAATCGTGATGCATCAATTGCCATCATTGGATGAATTGTTAAGGCTAAAGCATCAATGCGAGCACGTAACTCTGTATCTAAAGCTTTCTGACTGTTATATCCTTTTTCGCAAATACCTCTGCCCCAAAAACGTCCCGGTACAATATCCCAAGGAAACGCTACAATCGGACGATCTTGCATCATGTAAGGATTACGATCACACTTAAGTAATTGTCCGCCATTTGCAATCACTACACATGCTTCAATATACTCAGAGGTTTCTTCTTTGTCAGTTAAGTTGACTACCTCTTCATACAAATTTGTTTCTGCTTCTTCAAACAAGTCACGTGGAACTAATCCGTAGTACTTAGTTAATCGTATTTTATCTTCAGGGTAAACCTGCAACTCTTGATCTGGTTCGAGATCTAAATCTTGAGATGCAATATGAACATCTTCTTGTTTATAGTACCCTCGTTCCATATCTATTTCTACTTGGTGTAGAGGAACAAACTCATCAATAGCAACCCCTAAAGCTTCTTGAACAGATGTAGCAACAGGGTCAATTAAAAAGTTTTGAGGCAGTACAGGCCGTAGCTTAACTACAAACCTATCCTTTCTTTCAACTCCCACGGCTTGTAACGCACCATCCATAATGGGTTGAGTAGCAGGACGTAGTTCTTTAGTTTCTTCAATAACTAGCTCACCCATCCCAGTTCCAAACACTGCTGCATTTAAAATACACTCAGCAACTTGTCGACGTGTTTGAGTAAACTGCATATCTTCATTTAACTGATTTCTGATTAACTGGACATCTTGTTTATTTTGATCCGCAATATCATCTGAGATATCAAAAAACTTACCACGTCCAAATGTTGCCTCTTCTAGTTCAGCAACACTAGACTCAACAGCTTGTTGTAGTGCAGGGCTAATTAGTTTAGAACGTTCACTCTGACGCATAGAATCTTCTGAAGACCAAATGCCTCGCCACAACCGATAGTACTCTTCATGATTTTCACGGTAATTGGTATCATAATGATCTCGCCATTGATCACATTTATCCATTACCCATTCTTCAAGTGTAGGTTGAATGTATTGTTTATCCATTTTAGTATCCTGCTATTGGGTCAAGCATTTCAAAATCATCAAAGTCAAAGTCCTCATAGTGGTAAGGTACTTTAGCTAACTGGTCAATATATGCAAGTGAGTCAATTAAATCATCATGCACAAGTGGGTTAGGAAATTGGAATAACTGATCACAGAACTCAGAGTTCCAATCGCCTCGGTTAAGAGTAATATATCCATTTTCAAAACGCCCCTGCAAAGCCCAGACTATTCTATCAGTCTTTTTCTTATTGCCGTGTGTTAATTCTTCTACTCTAAAAAATCTTTGTTTTCTTTTTTGTAAATCTATTAGTGGAGACATTACCGCTTGCTTGGCAATACCTCGTTCAATACCAACAGCAACAGGTTTGTAAAACTCGACAGCATCAAAGATTTGTTCTGCTGTACTGTTTAAGTCCCAACGTCCGTAGATAACTTCAGCTACCCACCACCCATCTTCATTAACTTTTACAATACTAATAGCAGTGCTATCAAGTCTACTGCTTTGCCCTTTACTAATGGAGCCCACATCACTAAATCCTGCCAAGTCAACAGCGATGTAGTAATCTCCAATCTCCGGCTCTTCCTCATCAAAGGTAACCCACTCTTCCTTAAAGATCTCAGAACCAATAGCTTCAAAGCTCGCCATAAATTCCTGACGGAAGGCATAGGATGACATAGACTTTTTAGCCACGTCAATCTCTTCCGGATCAAGGATCGGGTTGTCATAAGACGTAAAGTGCCACGCCTTGTAGGTTGGGTCATCGCCAAGACTTCCGTACTGGTAGAGGTCATAAAAGTGGTTACGCCCCATTGGTGTCCCAATAAAGAGAGCTTGGCCTTTTTGGTCAGCCAGTGCAGGTCTTAGGATTGTTTCCCAAACACTAGGCTTCATGTCTGCATATTCATCCAACACAAGGAACTTAAGACTTACACCACGCATGGTTTCTGGTCTATCAGCACCCTTTAAGGATATGGTTGCTCCATTAATCAAAGTAATCTGTAGGTTATTAATATGTGATCCTTTAATCACAGGATGCGCTAACTCTAGTAGCGTACTCCACATAATATCACGTGCTTGTCCCTGAGTTGGGGCAACATAAAACACGTGACCCTTTTCAGTTTGTAAAGCATTGATCACTAACAACCAAGCCGCAAGACGTGACTTTCCTGTACGCCGTCCTGCCGCTACAATTTTAAATCTAGTTGTATCTTCAAAGACATCTTGTTGCCAAGGTAAAAGTTTAACGTTTAACTCAGCCACGCATAATCTCTACAAGCTCTTCACCACGGCGTTTAACCTGACGATACCATTTGGAATCAATCATTTCTTCTGACGCCAATTGATAATCATTCGCATTAACTGCCGCAACCATGTTCTTAAACTTTGAAAGTCTTGTTCGCCCAAGATTAAACGCCATATTAACCAGTACACGGACAACGTGATCAGGGTGGTCAAACAAATTATCAATAATACATTCAGCATCGTTTACCGCCTCATTACAGTCTGTATGAAATACTTGTAGAATACGCTCATCGGTAACTGGAGTTCCAACAGGCCATGTATATTCCATGTCGTTTTCAGTAACAAGGTGACCGATACCAAAGGTTGGTAGGTTTTCAGAGTCTAAATAGATTTCTGCAACGTACCCTTCATGTCTAATCAGGTCTTCTTTAATTTGTTCTAGTAGTTCATTCTTCATGCTCTATGATTTCTCCGTCAATAGGATCATTTTCGCCTACAATTGTGGTATCACCGTTCACACCTGTGATAGTAATACTTACTTGAGACCTACCATTGTTTGCTTTATCCTTATCAAAGTAAGACATTGGCAGAACTCTGTCCATACACATCTTTAATGCCGCCATTTGACCGGGGTGTTCATCGTCTAACGCAATGTGTATCAGCTTATCTATCACTCGATCACCGGCAGTTGCCAACAATCTAGCTTTAAACTCATTAATCCTAGCGGCATCGCCGGGTGGTCTACCTCTAACGCCCCTGTTTCCTTTTTTTCTAGCCTCGATCTCAGATTTTTTAGGTCTTCCTCGTTTTCTTTTTATAGGCTGTAAAGGTTCTGCAGGTTCTGTGTCAGGGATATGAATACTTGTATCTATAGTTGTATCTTGGGTCATAAAGATTCTCCAAATGTGACCCTATGATAACATAAAATAATTAAGTTGTCAAGCTCTTTTTACTAACAAACAAGTATATTGTTTAGTCAGCGCAGATTCTACATAGTAATCAAGACGTTAATGCGAATCATTCTCATTAGTATTAATATTCTTTTTAGTTATTTTTGCTCTCTTGCAAGTCTATGCGGCAACTGTAATGAACTGCAAAACTATACAGCCCTCCCCGGCCCTATTTCTATGCCGCCTCTATAGTCTATCACAATCTAAACAGACTGTCAAGGCTTATTAGACTAAAGTATAATATAGACTATGGTCTAATTGACAAAGTGTGAGAGTCTATGTAGCACCCTATAGCCCTATTGCATTGCACCAATCATCTTAGACTACAAAGCCATTGACACATGATACAAACTATGATACTTGACAATCATACTTATATATAACAGACGTTATAACTAAATCGAATATGCTTATAACAAATTAATCTTTGACTCGATGGTTGGACTATGTTTCAATACAACCATCAACTACTAAAGAGGATAAACAAATGAGAACAAACTTAGACAGAGCAACAAAGATAGTGACAAACTTTAATGAGCACACTGAAGGTACTGTGAAGGTTGACGCATACGGATTCTTGAGCATGGTCAAAGACATCTTGAAGGATAAAGGATGCCCACTAAAGGACCGGATTGAAATCGTAGAGTTTGTGAGTGAACAAATGAAACAGCAGGATAACTTCCTATAAGACTAAAGTATAATAGAATTGTCCTAGGTAAGACGCTAAACTGCCTACACATTGAAACTTAAAGAGGAAACTACAATGTTTGGAATCAAAGTAACAGAGACTGTGAATGGACGTAAGCGTTTCGCAATTGGTAAGAAACTCAAAGGCTTTATCGCACTACGTAAAAAGAAATCACGTGGGTTCGGTATTGAGAAACAGAATACATTTACGCAACTACATCTAGGAAAAATTAGTATTGCATTGGATATGCGAGCACGACACACTGCAAACTTTGCAGGCTAGACTAAAGTATAATTGCATGGTGCTAGGCAACACACTAAACTGCCTACTTTGAAAGAGGATAGAACAATGCAAACATATAATGGTTATGAGTCATACGATCATTGGAACACTGCGCTATGGTTGAACAATGATGAACCAATGTACAATCTAATGATGAATGAAGTTGAAAAAGCGGTCTACATGAAACAAACTTTACAGGAAGCATGCACCAATATTCTGCTAGCATTACCGAATAAAACACCGGATGATGCAGAATGGAAAACCGATACACTTTATGATTTAGTACTTGAAAACTATAATGAGATGGTGCAGTATTCATAACTGCACTATCACTAAAGAGGAAACTATGATGAGCATTGACAATATATTGAGTATCTACAATCTGGCAACACCAGAAGAGATTGAGCATGGCGTAACATGGTACAGCACTGCATACTGTGAATGTTTAAAGATAGCAGAAGACCTAGATTTACCGATACATATTGTGGTGGGTGTAACAGCGGCACTATCACCCAATAACAAGTGGGACAGGAACATTGACAATGCGAGGAGTTTATGTACTGCGTTTGTCAATGGTGACAGCATAGAGTCATTCAAGGTATCGACATACGGAAAGATGAAAGAAAAAGCATGGCGTATTATTGGTGAGATGCCAGACTATGAGGAAACAAAACAGACACTCAATGGTCAAAAGATTGTGTGCTTCTTCGAGAATATAATGGGTGAGAATACCTGTACTGTCGATGGCCATGCATACAACATCTATCATGCGAAAAGAGTAGGATTGACCGGTAGTATTTCTATCGGAAAGAAAGAGTATGCAACAATACAGACTGCGTACAAACATGCGGGTGTGCTTGTGAGTGTCAATGGTAAACAACTAAAAGCCTATGAGATGCAAGCGATAACCTGGGTGGTATGGCGCAGAATTCATGGGATTAAATGAGGAACAGACAATGACAATTATTGCATGGGTATCAATTGAACAAGAAGGATCGGCGGTAGTACAGTACAATCCTGTTTATGATTTAAAGGAATGGTTAGCGGTATGGAATTCTTAACATTTGCAATTATAATTGGAATAGGTTTTATTGTGTCGGTATTACTTGGTGCGATGGCGGCTAAGTTACTAGGATTCAGACTCAATGAACCAGAATACTATGACCTACAGAACAGACTAACAAAGAGGAACAGAAACAATGACACACTTTGAAAACAATTTGAAAGACTTTGAATTCAGGCTTGCCCAGTTGGATGATTGGATCATAGACTTGAAGGATCAGAGAGCAGAATTGAATGACATTGAAACGTATACCAAAGAACTGTATGAAATTATGTATGAGTTTGAGACAATCAAGAACTCTGTCGAAAAGGTAGTAGAGTATTTAGACAAGGCGAAAGAGGTACGGATATGATGACAATCAGTAATGAGAATAGAGTGCGGGTGAATCGTTTGATTGACAAACAGACTGGTCAGATACTAGACTTACTCAATGATGCAATGGGTAAACTACATGACACTGGAGACGTAGAGTCAGAGACACTCGATCAGATAATGGTGTCACTCAGGTACACCACACAGAAACTAGTAGAGTACAGGAAGAATGAGTTATGAAAAAGTTTTATGTAACAATGACACTGCTTGTTAATGACCAGACAGTGTGTAATAATGTTGACTGGCTATACCAAGCAGTATACAAAGAGTTAGAGTTGGATGAACATGAGATGTTGTTGTCATTCAATGCTGAAGAACTAAAGGTAACAGGAGTTGAGTATGACTGACAAAGAAACAGGATGCGATGACCAGTACGATGAGTCCATCAAGTGGGGGATTGAAGAAATCTCGAATGAGATTCATCGACTAAAGGAATTGGATAGTCTCTGTGTACAGGAAGTGTACTACACACTCTTCAGTCAGGAATTAGAACAGGCATACATAAATTACTTGAAGGAGTTGTAGCAATGAACTACATTGTAATGTATAATGGTAAACCAATCGAGGGATTCACTAAACTGCATGAGGCGGTAGAGTTTAAGCGGTACTGTCGGCGTGAGTTTAGTATCCTAACAACCATAGAGGAAGTACTAGGATGAGGTGTAAAGCATGCAACAAATTACTGTCTGAGTTTGAGTCAGTCAGAAAGAGTAAGGATACTGGAGAGTTTGTAGACCTCTGCAACACTTGTTATACTCATGTTAGGGATGATGTCCAAGTGATTGAAAACTATAGTCTTCTGCATTTGCAGGATGATGTTGACATTGAGGAACTTTAGTGTTACCCTATCTATATAGTTCTCTATAGGTACATAGCTATGACAATAGTTTATGTAGTTATAGAAGATAAAACTAAAGAGACTAAAGAGAAACAAGGATAGACTATAATGACTGACTTATCTACAAAGGAGTTTGAGTTGGCCGCACAGGAAATGGCAATGCATGTTGCAATGTGTGTGGTGTCTGAGTACACAAGCTCATGGGGTGTGTTGGATACACTGCAAAAACTAGAGGAGTATATTGATGACCCTGACATTGGGCTTGCAATTGAGGCAGTAAGAGGAAGTAACCTATGAACTGGGAGGCGACACACCTACCATGTCCAAAGTGTGACAGCAGTGATGCGTACAGTATCAGTGCGAACGGATGGGGTAAGTGTTTTAGTTGTAATTCAAACATACCGCCAGAGGGCGGAACAGAGGAGACTGGTAGGGTGATACCAATTAAACAGAGAACGTCCGACACAGAGGCTTACAGTGCGTCTGAGGGGGTAGTTCATAAGGACTTCAGGGACAGGAAGATACTTGCCCACACTGCACAGAAGTATGGTGCAGGGTATCGGGGTTCTGATATTGTCTTTCCTTACGGGGAGAAGAGCACTGCCGCCAAGGTCCGCATCAATGGGGAGAAGAACTTCAGGATTGAAGGATCATGGCAGGAGTCCAAGGAGTTGTTTGGACAGAACAGGTTCCCGGCAGGAGGGCGTTACCTTCTGATTGTAGAGGGTGAGTTTGATGCACTGGCCGCATACCAGATGCTAGGATCTAAGTATCCTGTGGTGTCTGTCCGTAATGGAGCACAGTCAGCACTCAAGGACTGCAAGGAGAACTATGACTATATAGATTCCTTTGAGTCGGTTACCTTCTGCTTTGATGGGGACAGTGCAGGACAACAGGCACAGCTAGAGTGTGCTGAACTCTTCAGTCACAAAGCTAAGGTGATGAAGCCTGAGAACGGAACCAAGGATGCCTGTGAGTACCTAACAGACAACAAGCAGGAACAGTTTGTCAATGGGTTTTGGAGGGCAGAGCGTTGGACTCCGGACGGGATTGTTGCCGGTGCTACCCTCTATGAGGCGGTGATGAAGCCACTAGCCAAGGCCGACTGTGACTACCCGTTTGAGGGACTGAACAAACTGACCTACGGGATCAGACTGCAGGAGCTAGTGACAGTGACAGCAGGGAGTGGACTTGGTAAGTCACAGTTCCTGCGGGAGATTGTGTGGCATATACTGCAGACGACATCAAGCAACATTGGTCTGATGTTCTTGGAGGAGTCAACCCGAAAGACAGGACTATCACTCATGTCACTGGCGGCAGACAAACCACTACACCTGCCTGACACAGTAGCATCACAGGAGGAGAAGGACAATGCATTCCAGTCTACCTTGGGTACTGATCGACTATTCTTATTTGACCACTTTGGTAGTAGTGACGTGGATAATATTGTCAACCGTGTTCGATACTTAGCCAAGGTAGTAGGGTGTGACTACATCTTTGTCGATCACATTAGTATTATTGTGTCAGCACAGAGTAATGGTGATGAGCGTAAGGCGATTGATGAGATCATGACCAAGCTCCGAATGCTAGTACAGGAGACAGGGGTTGCAGTGATTGTTGTGTCACACCTCAAGCGTCCTGACTCCAAGGGACATGAGGAGGGTGCGGCTACCTCACTGGCACAGCTACGTGGCTCAGGCTCTATCGCACAGTTGTCTGACATGGTGATTGGACTAGAGCGTAATGGACAGGCGGAGGATGAACAGGAGAGGAACACAACCAAGGTTAGGGTGCTGAAGAATAGATTCAGCGGTATCACTGGACCTGCTTGTGATCTACTGTACTCACTAGAGTCTGGCCGCATGAAAGAAATTAAGGAACAGGACTTAGAGGAAGCACTATGAAGCAATGTACACACTGCAAAGAAACAAAAGACTATGCAGAGTTTCGCCTAGAATCAGCAAGACAGGACGGGTACTACCCCTACTGTCGAGACTGTGCAGTTCATTATGACAAGAAGTCAAACGCTACACAGATGTATGTCAATGGAAAGTACATCCACAAGACACACCCGTTACACAAACCGGGACGATTCAAGACACTGGATGATGCGTGGTCACACTGTGAGATTGATGAGCGTAGTACTGCAGGTGAAGTCTACATTATCCGCAACAGCGCATGGACTAACTGGTTGAAGGTTGGGAAGGCAGTGAGTAGCGAGGACAGACTACAGGGTTATCAAACCTCTTCCCCTCTACGGGATTATGTGTTAGAATATTGTGAACAGTTTGATAATCGCCATGAAGCAGAGTCAACAATACATAGGATGCTAGAGAAGCACGATAAATGTTTTGAGCGCAGAGGTGAGTGGTTCAGAACTTACATCCCAACAATCAAAGAGGTGATGAATGAGTACCGGGATAGTCTTAGACATCGAGACCAACAGGACGCACAGTACGATATGGTGTTGTGTAACTGAGGATATAGTAACAGGAGAAGTGATATGTCATACCGATCCATCAACTCTTGCTCCGTTGGTAAGGGAAGCAGATCAAATAATCGGACACAATATAATTGGTTTCGATGCACCAGTATTGAGGAAGCTATGGAGTATTGGGATTCCGAAATCGAAAGCGGTAGACACATTGATTCTTTCAAGACTTTTGAATCCACAACTAGAAAACGGCCACAGTCTGAGGGCTTGGGGACTACGACTGCGGAATCAGAAGATAGACTTTGATGACTATGATGGAGGACTGACAGATGAAATGGTACAGTACTGTAAGCAGGACGTGTCACTCACTGTTGAACTACACAAGTACCTCATGCGTGAACTTGGTAAGTGGACTGATGCCACGCAGAGTATACTACTGGAGCACAACATCGCAGTCATCTGCCGACAGCAGGAGGCGAACGGTTTTAAACTGGATATTCCTAAAGCTCAAGTGTTACGTGCTACTCTGTCGGATAGAATGTCGGCTATTGAGGATGAGGTTCAGGCAGTGTTCCCGCCTATTGTTGAGGAGCGTTGGTCTGAGAAGACAGGAAAACAATTGAAGGATAGGGTAACAGTATTCAACCTTGCATCCCGTAAGCAAATCTCAGAGAGACTGACGGGACTTGGTTGGAAGCCTGACAAGTTCACAGAGAAGGGACAGCCGATTGTTGATGAGACTACGCTAGAGGGTATTGATATACCGGAAGCAAAACTTATCTCAGAGTACTTGATGATGCAGAAGAGAGTAGGTCTGATTGACTCATGGCTTAAGCACGTGGCTGACCACGATGATCGTGTGCATGGAGCGATCATTACTAATGGTGCAGTCACAGGAAGAATGACACACCATAGTCCCAACATGGGACAGGTTCCTTCTGTATCTAAACCTTATGGTGAAGACTGCAGGAAGTTATGGACAGTGAATGATGGGAATGTTCTTGTGGGTACTGACCTAGCAGGTATTGAGTTACGCTGTCTAGCACACTACATGCAAGACCCTGACTGGACAGAGGAGTTATTGAATGGTGACATCCATCAGAAGAACGCTGATGCCGCAGGCATTACAAGACCGCAGGCTAAGACTCTTATCTACGCAACACTGTACGGTGCAGGACCGGCCAAGATTGGCAGTATTGTCGGGGGCGGTGCGAGTGAGGGGAGTGAAGTACTCCAGAACTTTTATCGCAACACCCCTGCGCTATCAAGGCTTATGGAAAGGGTTAAGAAAGTGGCGGCAAAAGGGTATGTACCGGGCTTGGATGGTAGAAGAATACTGGTGCGTAGTGAACACGCCGCACTTAACTCACTACTACAAGGATGTGGGGCTATTATTGCGAAGCAGTGGTGCATTGAAGCGCACAAAGAGTTCAAGAGACAGGGACTGTCTGTACAACAAGTTGCATTTGTGCATGATGAAATCCAAGTTGAAGCACAGAGATCATATTCGGAAACTGTTGCGTCAATCATGGTAGCCTCTGCTCGCACAGCGGGTGAGGTGTTAGGGTTTCGGTGTCCTGTTGACGCTGAAGCAAAGATAGGTAACAATTGGTTTGACACACATTAAAAGTGTGTTATAATATTATTATAGCACCAACAAAGGAGAATGCTATGGAACAAACACAACGTGTAAAGATTAAGGCTGACGTAATGTGGGCTAACCTTGACAAGCCTAATGAAATGTCGGGTAAGTATCAGGTTGACCTTTGTAACCTGTCTGATCCTGCAGTGCAGGCTCTTGAGAGCATGGGTCTGACTGTACGGCAGAAAGAAGACAAGGGATACTTCATCACCTGCAAGTCTAACCAACCGATTCGCCCGTTCGATAAGACAGGCGAGACATTGGATGGTGTTGCAGTTGGCAACGGATCAAAGGCTGTTGCAATGGTAGGCTCATACGCTTGGACCTTTAAGAATAAGGAAGGCGTATCCCCATCACTCAAGAAGCTAGTCATTGATGAGCTAGTGACCTATGATGATGCGGAGCCTGTAGCCCTAGACGATGATGAGATCCTGTAAGTGAACTGCGCTCTTGTAGATGCTGACATCCTTAATTATCGCATAGGCTTTGCAACAAATGAGGAATCAGAGGATGTCGCTATCAGGACTATGGCAAGATTCTTAGAGGACTTGATCCTTCTTGATCTACCAGAGTCTCAAACATGGGAACTATTCCTGACAGGTAAGGATAACTTCCGCCTAGACATAGCAACCACTGCACCATACAAGGGCAACAGGACTTCTGAAAAGCCTAAGCACTATCATCTACTACGGGAGTACCTCTCATCCTCTTGGGATGCGCTTGTAGTGGATGGTATGGAGGCTGATGATATGTTAGCGATCAGACTAACGGAGTTGGGGGATGAAGGAGTGATAGTGTCACTGGATAAAGACTTGGATCAGGTCTCTGGTTGGCACTACAACTTTGTCAAGAAGGATAAATACTTTATAACAGAAGAGGAAGGACTTCTAAACTTTTACATGCAGTTCTTAGTTGGGGACGTAGTGGATAACATCAAAGGAGTCAAAGGGATCGGACCAAAGAAAGCAAGGAAGCTACTAGAAGACAAGACCGAACCTCAGATGTGGGCTACTGTAGTCGAGCATCTGGGTGAGGACAGGGCTCTAGAGAATGGACATTTACTGTACATGCTACGGCACAAGGAAGACAGGTTTACACCTCCGGTATGAAATCACAATCAGCAAAAGCCAAAGGCAGAAAACTACAGCAGGCAGTACGTGATGCCATACTAGAAAGATTCCCTAGCCTAGAACCTGATGATGTCCGTAGCACGTCAATGGGTGCAGGGGGAGAGGATGTACTTCTTAGTCCTAAAGCTAGGAAGCTCTTCCCCTACTCTGTTGAGTGTAAGAACCTTGCAAAGATTGCAGTATATAATTACTACCAACAGGCAGAAACAAATTGTGGAAACCATGAGCCGTTAGTTGTCATCAAACAGAATCGTTGTAGACCTCTGGCGGTAGTAGACTTAGAACACTTTATGAAACTAGTAGGAGACTCTAATGACTGATGAAGATGATGTAAAAATGTACGTTTACTTTAACATAACAAATCTAGGACAAACCAACAGCATTACTTATAATTGTGAGTATGATACCACATGGAAAGAAGTACTAGAAAAGCTTGTTGGAACCCTGGAGGCACACTACGGCTATGGATTTAATCTAAAAGAGTTAGGGATCTATAACAGTGATAAGTCCTAACGATACTCAAGTTGGAGGAGCACACTACACATCCAAGCTGATTCAACCTTGGGAGGCAATGGAGGCTTGGATGTCGGAGGAGCAGTTCAAAGGATTCCTCAAGGGTAATGTAATCAAATACTTAGCTCGATGTGATGATAAGGGTGGCAGGATTGATCTTGAAAAAGCCAAACATTATCTTGACAAACTGCTAACTATGTATTAAAATAGTAGGTTCGCATCGTGATAACAATACAAGAACTTAAACAAAAGATGATGCAATTAGATGAGGTAACCCTAATGGAGTTGTTAGAAGTTACCTCTGAAGATTTGGTAAATCGCTTTAGCGACATCATTGAAAATAATTACGACTACTTCTCTGGAGAATTTGATGAAGACACACCTTGGGATAACGATTGACTATGAAAGAGACTCTCGCCTTAGTGACCAAGCGATTAAGCTCATGCATGATTACTATATGCTTGAGCATGAGAACAGCCCTCAAGAAGCCTTTGCACGTGCTTCAGTGGCTTATTGCTATGGTGACCTTGACTTTGCACAACGTATTTACGACTATGCTTCAAAGGGTTGGTTTATGTTTGCGTCACCTGTGTTGTCGAACGCACCTGAACATGGCAGAGGCAATAGGGGCTTGCCTATTAGTTGTTTCCTTACTTACGTGGGCGACAATCTTGATAGTCTTATTGAGCATAATGGTGAAGTAGCATGGCTTTCCGTAAAGGGCGGCGGTGTGGGTGGTCACTGGGGGGACGTGAGAGGGATCAGCGACAAAGCTCCCGGCCCTCTACCATTCATGAAAGTAGTGGACAGTCAGATGACTGCGTACAAACAGGGGAGGACACGGAAGGGAAGCTACGCCGCATACCTAGACGTAAGCCATCCTGACATTGAGGAGTTCATCTCCTTCAAAGTACCGACTGGTGGTGACATCAATCGTAAATGTTTTAATCTTTTTAATGCAGTGAATATCACTGATGAATTTATGGAGAGTGTAATTAATGATACCGAATGGAACCTTACAGACCCGAATACAGGAATTGTCAGAGATACAGTCAAAGCTCGCAGACTCTGGCAACGCATCCTTGAAGCTCGCTTCAGAACTGGCAGTCCTTACCTTAACTTTATCGACACAGCCAGAAGAAGCCTACCAGACGCTCAGAAAAAGCTTGGACTCACAATTAATGGTAGCAACCTCTGCAATGAAATCCATCTCGCAACAAGTGAAGAACGCACAGCCGTCTGTTGCCTCTCCTCAGTCAACCTTGAAGCCTACGATGAGTGGCGAACAAGCGGAATGGTTGGAGACCTTATCAGATTCTTGGACAACGTGCTTCAATACTTTATTGACAACGCACCAGAAGAACTTGGAAAAGCTGTTTACTCAGCATACAGAGAACGTAGCATCGGTTTGGGAGCAATGGGGTGGCATGGATACCTCCAAAGCAAAGGCATAGCTTGGGAATCATGGCAGGCCGCTAGTGAGAACTATGCAATCTTCAAAGACATCAAAGCCCAGTCTCTTGACGCCACCTACTCGCTCGCTATGGAGCATGGTGAGTGTCCTGATGGAGTGGGTACTGGTGTTAGAAATATGCATCTCCTTGCTATTGCTCCTAATGCTAACAGTTCCATTCTATGCGGTTGTAGTGCTTCTATCGAACCACGTATTAGCAATTGCTATGTACATCGCACTAGGGCAGGTAGCCATACGGTACGCAATCCGTACTTGGAGGAAACATTAGATGGTTATGGTAAGAACACAAAGGCGACATGGAAAAGCATTCTTGAGAATGAAGGCTCTGTACAGCACTTGGAGTTCTTATCCGACAGTGAGAGGGATACGTTTAAGACAGCGTTTGAACTGGATCAGAACTGGGTGGTGGAACACTCAGCAAAACGACAGGAGTTTATCTGTCAAGGCCAGAGCGTCAACGTCTTCTTCCCTTCAGGGACGGACAAGGCTATCGTTAATCAGACACATCTCAAGGCTTGGAAAGAAGGGCTTAAAGGCTTATACTACTTGCGTACAACTTCGGGCGTTACAGCGGAGAAGGTTGGAACTAAGGTAGATCGTAATGCGCTGAAAGACTTCCAAGACGATGATGTCTGTGTGAGTTGTCAAGGCTAGGTGGCTACAAAATACTCAGCATACTGAGGATAATGACTAATGGTATGAGATGGCTGTTAATCAGGAGGAGGGTTATGAGTTTAAAAACAAAGCTGAAGAAGGTGTATCTGAAGCTACTGAAGGTTCAGTGCAAGAGGAAGTGGGATAAGGCTAGAGATCTACACGCTAAGATCATTGGCCTAGAGTTGGAGTTAAGAGTCCTTGAAAGAAACAAAAACAATTCTTAAACGGCTACAATTAGTTAAAGATTGTGATCCATTTAACAAGAAGCTACTGAATGATTGCTTTGATACAATCGTTGAATTACAATCAGAAGTGGAAAGACTACAGTATCATAACAATAATCTTATGAATGTTATATACCAAAACCAATCAGAGTTGGAGAGTTAAATGAGCCTACTGGAGAGTAATACAACATACAAGCCATTCGCATATCCTTGGGCTGTCACTTATGCAACAGAGCATGAGCGTATTCACTGGATTGAGGATGAGCTAGAGCTACAAACAGATGTCAACCACTGGAAGTCAGATGTCTTATCGCAATCAGAGAAGAACCATATCACCCAGATTCTGCGGTTGTTCACGCAGACAGACGTTGCGGTTGGGACAAACTACTTGGAGTATTATATTCCCAAGTTTAAGAACAATGAGATCCGGGCAATGCTTACAGCCTTTGCTAGTAGAGAGTTCATCCATCAACGTGCATATGCCCTCCTTAATGATACTCTTGGACTACCTGAAGAAGAATTCACAACCTTCCTAGAGTATCAGCAAATGTCTGCAAAACTGGAGTTCATGTCCGATATTGACACACATAGTATTGCAGGAACTGGATTGTCGATTGCTCGCTCAGTGATGAATGAAGGGATGAGCCTGTTCAGTGCATTCGCTATGCTACTCAACTACCAAAGATTCGGTAAGATGCCGGGTATGTGTACAGTTGTCGAGTGGTCTGTACGTGATGAGTCACAACACGCTGAAGGTATGGCTAAGTTATTCAGGGAGTTCTGTGATGAGCACCCACGGATTGTGAATGATGATTTTAAGAAAGATATATATGAGATGTTCCGCACTGCAGTCAAACTTGAAGACAAGGTTATTGATCTTGCGTATGAGATGGGTGACTTGGAAGGTTTGTCGGCGGCAGATGTTAAGCAGTACATTAGATATTTGGCAGACCGCCGACTACTCCAACTTGGACTTAAGACTAACTGGAAGGTTAAGGAGAACCCTCTACCGTGGATGGAGGAGTTGCTTGGGGGTTCCTCTATTTCTAATTTCTTTGAGAAGAGGGTGACAGACTATAACGCACACGGATTGGAAGGAGATGACTGGGGATGGTAGTATCAGTGAGGTTTTGGCATGTCTTTGGATTATCTGTTGAGTCGGTTGAAGCGCAACCTGTGTACGGTCATCAGCCGGGTGAGTCACATGATGATGCTACTATTTATTTTTTTGATGGCTATGTTTTTAACATCCCTTTTGTTAAGATTATGATAGGGACAATCTACGGGCTAGTCGATTAGAGTTTCACTCTCCAGTGAGTTGCCCCCATCAGGGGGCTTTTTATTAATCGTTCTTTGCGTCCTGTTCTTTGAGGTACTCTTCCAATCCTCCGAACATAAAGTTATACCACATGGCAAGCATAGGAAGAGTAGAACCAACAATAGGGGTGTTCCTTATGATAGGTTCAAAGGATGCTTCACGGGATGAGGATGCATCAGCGAACACGTCAGCAAACTCTTTAGTCACTGCGTCAAGCAATGGTGTCGGAGGCATAACAATATTAGAAGCAAAGCCGCTCACATCCCCACGCTGTAGATACCGCTCTGTTGAGTACTGGTTAAATCCTAGAACAGATAAACCTTCCCACAGTAAAGCATCTGGGAACTTTTCTACCACTTCTTCACCACTGGTAATACGCCCCTGTAGTGCATCCCGCACAGTCTGAATAGTTCCGTTAGCAACGGACATGAAGATAGCATACCGGAGTGCATATGTAGTTGCCGCACCTATGTTACCCTTCTTGGCTTCTTGGATAATGTTCTTACGGATCAGGTCATACTGTTTGAGAGTAAACGTCTTGAGCATGTACATGATCCTACCGTTAGGACTATCAAGATATGCTTGAGGTACTTCAGACAGGGTGATAGGTTGTACGTCAGACAACTCATTAAACAAGTGAAACTTAACGTTAGGCGTTATGTTACCGGACTGAAGATCATTCATCAATGCTTCAACTTCATCACCATAAATCTTACCATACTTCTTACGGAATGCATTACGCCCCGCTTCAGTTTTGGTTAGAGCTTTACCTTTGCGGTAGGCTGAATTAATTAAAGTCTCTTTACCAAACCTATCTATTGCTTGGAACCCTGACCACTTAAATAGTTTGTTCAACGCACCGCTAGTATTCTCTAACTCTTGGACAATACGGTCTCGCATTCCAATATCGTCTAGCTTAACAACTTTCCTACCAAACATAGAAGCGATAGTGTTGCGTAAACCATGCATGATAGCCGCTGTCGCAGTATCACCAAGCTGTACTAAGGCAGACAAGGGATTAGCAATAGTTGTTGCGTACCCTACCTCACGCACAGCCCTAATAAATCCATTTGGATTACGCTCTCCTTGGATAAACCTTGACTGTAACATACCAGTTACTTTTGAGATTTGATCTTCTGTGAGCTTACCACTCGCCCGTTCATTATCAAGCAACTTTCCGACAGATGTTTGAATGCTTTGAGGGTCATCAAACTTTCCAAAGAATTTAGCTTTAGCAATGTTGTGGGATGCAGACCGATAGAAAAACTCTAGCGATTCTTCAGGTGTAGCGTAGAATGGTAGAAGGTCATCAGTCACATCCTCAATGACACGGCCCTTACCATAGCTTGATGCTTTAATAGCAACCTTGCCCTGAATGGGTGTGGTTAAAACATTGTTAATCACAGCAGATCTTGTCAAGGGATCTAGCTGATCAATAGAAACTTTTTCTTTATTGGCCTGATCCTGTAATGCTTGACGCACTTGATTACGTGGGGTAGAGTCTAAGCGTTGCATCAAACCTTCATAGTCTTTAACAAGGCGAGGCCAGTACCCGGAAGGAGCATCCTCAAGATCATATCCTGCCTTGATTAAATCTTTTTTTACTGAGTCAATCTTAGCAGAAACCTTACGTAACTCAGGGATTAGATCAGGGGCTTCTTTCTTTAGAATGTTTTCTGCAATATCAAACCTGCGATTCAAGAGTGCCATCGACAGATCATTCTTTACCTGTCCTTCAATCTTAAGCATACCCTGCACTAAAGGAGCAGACTCATCATACAACTGAGCAGTCATCGTCTTAGAATTAAATTCAAATTCACGTAGCTTAGTTGCGATAGGCTGACTAATAGTTGCGATTCTAGTGTGAAGAGTACCAAGGATATAGTCTAACCCTTCTCCAACTATGTTCATAGCCTTACCAACTTGAGTCTTTGGCTCTGCCGGTGTAGGCTGTACAGTTTGATCTAGTCCTGACAGCTTTGCCGCATCCCGTTCAGCCTTTCTTGCCGCCGCCTGACGCATAGCAATGTTGATTCCACGCAGTGCAGGTAAAGCGACTCCGCCACCTACTGCACCTAAAGCAACATTAGCCCCACGATTAGTACCCTGTTCTAACTCAGGTATTAACGCCCCATACAAGCCACCAGAAACAGCACCAGAGGTAGCAAGCTGTGCAGTCTTACCTGCCCCCAATGTCGCCGCACCTCTAGCCGCTACTGTTCCTGCTCTAGTCAGGGCCGCTGTGCCTAATGCGGTTGCACTACCGGCAAGCATCGCTACTGTACCTAACACTGGATTATCTGCTGATGCAATTTCTGCACTGTCTTTAAAGAACTGTGCTTTCTCTTCATCAAAATTAATATTGAGTACGCCAATGTTTTCTAGAGCTTCTGCCAATCCCAGGATAGGCTCCATAGCATAGTACGCAAAGGTGTCTAAAGCTCCGGTTTGTTCTTCTAGTTGACGAGTGTACTCTTGAGCACCGATGTTAGCCCAGTACTCTTTAGACTCACCCATACTATCCTCATACTCTAATTTTTGGTACGAGCCATCAGGAAATCGAATCGTTTCTCCAGACAATAGTTGGTTTTCAATCTTACCAAGCACACGTCCTTGGGCTGTTGCAAGATCAGAGACCATGACGGGATCACGATCCTGCTCTAGTTCAGAAAGTTTAGTTTCTTCTAGTACTTGCTGAAGAGGATTTAGATTGATGCCCTCAGACTTGAGGAACTCTTCCATCATAGATGCCATTAAGCCGCCGCTCCTTCTACAGCTTGATCCATATCCACGTTTTGTTGTTTGAGCGCAGGATTTTGTTTAGGCTTCTTAGACTTTTGTTTAGCCTGCCACTCTTCAAACAATTCTTTGGTTGCTTGTTGGACTGCCTGTTGAGGAGTGACATCACCCTTGCCTTTATCGAGAATCTGGCGAGATCTCCATGCAACCGCACCTTCAATACTTGCGGCAACGTCTTCATCCACGCTATCAAAAAACCATCCCGGTTGAGTGGACATTTGGTTGATCATCTTTTGTAGACTACTGTCGGACTTGATTTGTCCTGACACAAGTGCAAGTTCAATTTTGCTTGGTGGTGTGGTGTCTACTTCTGCCCCAGTCCTGAGATCTTCCATCATGTTCAGAGCATCAGTTGGCTCCATCTCGCCTGCTTGTACAAGGGTATTGATCTGGAGTAACCGTTGTCTAATTTTAGGATCATCTGTTTCTGCCGCTTCTTTAACGATAGAGTTACCAACCGCTCGCAAAGCCTCTTTCTTTTTATTTACATTTTGTAATGATTTCGCACGTGTTTCAAATGTCTCTGCTAAATCAAACCGTCCTGCTGACCGTAGTTGTTCAGCAAGAGTTAGTAACTTGTCAGGATCTGTAGTCCCACCTGCTTGTAGAATACCTTGTGTCTGTACCTGCATACGTTCTTCAGGTGACATTGATCCAATAGCCAACTCACGCTTAAGATTCGATGCTAAAGAAGGAACTTCACGTGTGACGGGTCTAGTAACTTCTTGTCCATCTCCGGCAATCATAGTTGCAGAGCCAGTCTTAGTTGTTGTTTGAGGAAATGCACCTGCAATACTAGATAGTCCTAACATACCACGGCGAACCATTTGCTCCGCCATAGGGGCTTGAGCGACCATAGACTGCTGTGCTAATCCTGTAAGTAACCCCGGCAATCCAGTTGTTGCCGAACCACCACCCATAAGCTGTGCTCTAGCCCGGGCTCCTTCACGCAGTTTAGCGTAACGTTCTTCCCTTAACTGAGCAGGAGACTTAAGCAAATCTCTAATCAAACTGTTTTCTGCCATAGTAGCCTCTACTTTAAATAGCCAAGAATAGTATCAACCATTGAGGGGGTTGTTTCAAAAGACTGAGTTCCCGGATTATACCGATTACCACCTGCAAACATTCCAGACAATGCCTGAGCTAGTGCTTGTGTACGTGCTTGCTCTAGACCTGCTACTGCTGTGTCACTAGCGGCTTGTGTCTCTAGCCCTGCAATACCACCCTTATACAAGGCTTCAGACTGTCCTTGCTGTGCGGCTTGAGCAATGTTAGCAAGGTTGACTGCCGGTTGCATAGCCGCTGTCATTTGCGTTTGTGGTGTGTACGCCGCACCTAGTAGACCTTGAATGTTTTGAATATTTTGCCCGGCTAGTGCAGGTGCATTAGTCATTGCTGACAAGACATCGGCAGACTGCTGTTGTTGTATTGCTTTTTCTAAAGCAAGTTGCTCTGGAGTACCACCATATGTGGCAGTAGTTACTCCTCCACGTCCCTGAGCAAACAATCTGTTTTCTAATTCTTGTCGTTGTCGTTCTATTTCAGGCTGACGCATCATAGCCATCTGACCATACAAATCAGTAGCAGTAGGAGTTGCTCCTCCAACCTGACCTAATGCTTGAGCAAGTAGTCCTTGTTGAATAGCTTCTGGAGTTTGCGCTAGTTGTTGCGTAATACCGCCACCGGGTCCAACTTGAGTTGTTCCAGTTCCTGTGGTTACTGCAAACGGTTGAAACTCTGCGGCTTGAGCGGCTGACAATCCAAGCTGTTGTGCTTGTTGCCCTAGAGCCGGTCCCTGCGTTTTTAAATAATCAATAATATCTTGTGAGGATTCATACGGAAGGTACGCTGTTGCAAGTTGACCTGCACCACTGAGTAATCCAGTAGCCATATTTGCTCCATCCTCTCCTAACAAGTCTGTTAAAAATCCCATTAGTATGTTCCTCCGTCAATTGTACCAATGGTTGCAGTACCTGAGACAGATAGCGTTGGTATTGTTACAGTCCCTGTGAATGTGGGGTCTGCTGTGTTTGATTTAGTTGCCACGGCTGTAGCGATGTTGTTGAACTCTGAGTCAATCTCAGTGCCTTTAATAATCTTTGCAGGATTTCCTGATGCCAAGTTATCCTTTGTCGCAAAGTTGGTTGTCTTAGTATAGTTTGACATTAGATAGTCCTTCCTACAATAGCCTGTGCAGTAAGTCTCTGAATAGACACTGCTGATCCGTTGATTTCTGATTCAATACCAAGTTGTACTACTTGACCGCCACCTGATGCTTGTACTGATGGACGGTTTACCAAGACACCTGCATTAAACTCACCGATGTTATACTCTGCTATGTTGTACTCAGCAATGATCTGTTCGGCAAGTGTAAATGTTTTCTTACGATAACCAAATGAGTAGTCATAACCCCAGTTGAGTGTTGCCTGAGTGTCACTACCACCAATGATTGTTATCTTCAAGTTCTTCAGTAGCTTCAAGTTAGACGGAGCACCAAAGTCAATGTAGTTGGTAAAGTATGACATAAAGTATGAGGAGCCGTTGTCCGTGAATCCATCGTATTTAGCAATACCTTGAGCCTTACCAAGCAATAAAGACCCATCCCTGAGTTTACAGAGAGCTTGAGGGGTGATAGTGTTCCAACGTGTAGCCCTTGCGCTTCCGTCCTGAAGAGGACTACGCATATCAAAAGCATACGTCACACCGTTTGTTTCTAAATGTAACAGATAGAATGCTTCTTCCGGAGAGTATACAGTGTAGATACGTCCAGTTTCTGATGCTACTAATGATGTCAACTCAGTGCGAATGTTCTTAGAAATATCTCGCATAGGTACAGACTTTTCTTGAATGGTTCTTGCAAAACTACGCAGTCCATCTTCAGATAAAAATAAAACATCTGTTCCTGTTACCTGAACACTATCTCTAGCAATACAACCAATACCAACCACAGTGTCCGCTAATGACATAGTAGCAGGATCATCAGCACCTTGATAAACAAGTATTTGAGTCTTACCAAAGATAATTAAGAAGTTATTATGTATGGTAATTGCAGTAATTTCATCTGCCCCGTTAGGCCATACTTTGGATATGTCAATAGATCCAGAGCTACCAGTGTCCCACTTGAATCCAGTGAGTAGGTCTGACCAATATACCGTGGTGTTATCGCTTGACGTTTTGGCAACCCAGAG